GACAGATACCCCATTGTCATCCCCATATGTACACATCCGAACACATCGTTCAAAATCATGCATAGATCCAAAAATTAAAAAGTAAGCATACCTAATATACAAGCTATTCACCAATCCATTAATGATCACAGTCATAGGGTGTCCGCTTGGGTTCGTTCCAGATAATTTCAATAAATCTCCAAAGAAATCGGTAAGTGGATTTGAAATATCCGTAGCAATTGAAAATAAGATTTGCTTGACCTCCGAGGGAAAATCACCACAATCGATAACCATACGCCAAGCAGTAAGAAGAAACTCGCTTGACATATTTTGATCAAAGTTTGAATAATCCCCGCAAAACACCTTCCAACCAGGTTGGAAAAGATAGTCATGTAAAGCATCCCAGTGTGGCCCATGACAATTCATACCAACACATATCTCTGATGACTTAAAGTCTTGACACAGTACAGCCGCTGCAGCTAGATAATACTTCCGAACTAAATAAGTCGTTTCCAATGAGGAAGCCTGGAAAATACGAATCTTCCCATCCTCAATCTTCTCCCTCTTGAGTGGTTCATCCTTCAGAGTTGCTTTAAAAATGCAACCTGGCATAATTCCCAATCTAGCACGCTCCTCCATCTCCGCAATTCTAGCTTGCTGCACCTCAGTCAACTCATAATACCCCTCAAACTCACCACTAGTGATGGGCACCATAACTTTTGACTTACTTGTACAATATGGAACTCCTGCACTGGTTTGAAATTTCATTCGGGGGCAATCCTTTTCACAACCACGACCAAAAAGCGTCTCATTATGAGAAAGAACCACCCAACGAGTCCAATCCAGTAACTTAAGCTGAGGTAACATCTGGGCAGCCGCAGATCGGAGAGCTGTTATATTCACCACATCTCTATCAGTTGAAGCTGCTTCCAAGAAATTACGCTTAATTTTCCACAATGGAGCTGCCCAATCCTCGCCAGTCCCTATTCGAGGTCGCATTTTTGTAGTAGAATAATAACGTGACCAAAAATCAAAGAACAAGTTTGGACAAACACGAGAACGAAACTGAGCGACACGAGCATTCACAGATCCCAAAACCATATGTGGTAACAATCTATCACCGAGCCCTTGGAATCTAATGGGGCACTTATGAGGTACGTCCTGTAATTCAGTATAACCTACACCATTAGGTACTCCAAGTAGGAACTCACCTTGTGAAGCAAATTTTACCATTGCCAATTGAGAATCTATCCAATCTTTGTCCAACGTTTGAAATAAGGCAGCTTTCTCGCTACCTGCTATGTGAAATCCTAAAATGGACTTACCATCACTACCCACAAGAGGAACCCCACAGTCCCCAGCTTGTGTCGATGTTGGCAAAAAGCCAACATAAGAATGCAGCTTAGTATTACTTGTAGCTCCCATTGTGAAATTCACCTCATGTAGACCCAAACGCACAGGTAAGTACAATAAAGAACCCAATCTCGGATACAATACCTCAGCATCTGTCCTGTGTCCAACATCTAACTGCGACGTATTAGCAATAAATC